AGCCATGACTTTTACAGCATTCGAAATCCATAAAGATTTAGTAGATAAAGAGGGCTTTGATCCTCAATCTGATGAATACTATCAAGAAATTGATAAACGGATTAGAGTTGACTTTGGTCATAAATTTGGTAATACTGAGACTAAGCAAACGAACAGGGCCGTTCAGTCGGTAGCTTCGGCTAATAGAAGCTCAAAACCTGGTCGCAAAACTGTGAGACTCACATCATCACAGGTAGCAATAGCTAAAAAATTAGGTGTGCCACTAGAAGAGTATGCAAAACAATTAAAACTCACGGAAGGAGCATAAGCATATGAAAAAAGAACAAGAAGAACAAAAAAAACCTTTACGTGCGGCTAATATTCGGTCAAAGACTGAAAGACCAAAAGAGTATAAGCCCCCATCATCTTTAGATGCACCACCAGCGCCTGACGGATTTAGGCACAGATGGATAAGAGCAGAGTCAATGGGTTTCAACGATACCAAAAGTATTCACGGTAGATTGAGATCTGGTTATGAGTTAGTGAGAGCTGACGAATATGATTCTAATTCTTACCCTGCTGTCTTAGACGGAAAATACGCTGGAGTCATTGGAGTAGGTGGCCTTCTCCTAGCAAGGATACCGGAAGAACTCGCGCAGAGTCGTGTTGACTATCAGCAAAGACAGACTGAAGGACAAAACGAAGCTTTGGAAAACGACTTACTGAAGGACCAGGATAAAAGAATGCCCATGAAGTATGAGCATTCTAGCAAAAACTTCGGTGGTACAAAGAAATAATATTTCTTTCTCCAACGATAACATTAACCGTGACTGGAGGTCCGCAAGGATAGGTCACATAAGGAGAAAATATCTATGGCAAATAGAAACACTGTAGGATTTGGTCTTATAGCTCAAGGTACCGTTGGTTCAACTGACGCTGCTGGCGGTCAAGGCAAATACTACATAGACGCTGCGTATAATGTTGATTTATTCCAAGGTTCTGTAGTACAGAGCAAAGTTGGGTATATCAAAACTGCACAAGCGGCTATAACAGACAGCTCTATAGGGATTTTGAACGGCATTTTTTATAATGCAGCAACGACTCAAAAACCTACATGGGCGAACTGGTATAATCAACCGATTACACCGGCAAATAGTGAAGATGTTACGGCTTTCGTAATTGACAACCCTCTACAACTGTTTTCAGTTAGTATTGACGCGGCAGCGGCACAAGCAGATTATGGTAAAACATATGGTGTGACTGTAACTGCAGCAGGATCAGAAATTTCTGGTCAGTCAAGTTCAGAGTTGACTCACGGTACGGGTCACGTAACAGCAAATCAATGGCGTTTATTAAGAACGGCGGAAGATCCTGAAAATAATGACATAGCTGCTGCTAACGCAACAGTAGTCGTTTGTCAGAATCTTAACCAGTACTTAACTAACTCGCTAACATGGCAATAATAGGAGCATAACATGGCAATATCACGAGCACAGCTAGTTAAAGAACTAGAACCAGGCCTGAATGCACTATTCGGGCTAGAATACAAACGGTATGAAAATCAGCACGCTGAGATTTATACTACGGAATCATCAGACAGAGCTTTCGAAGAGGAAGTAATGTTATCTGGTTTCGCTAACGCAGATGTAAAAGCAGAAGGTCAAGGCGTATCATACGATGATGCACAAGAGACTTATACTGCAAGATACACTATGGAAACGATCGCGCTAGCTTTCGCTATCACAGAAGAAGCAATAGAGGATAACCTTTATGACAGACTTTCTTCTAGATACACAAAAGCACTAGCAAGATCTATGTCAAACGCAAAAGAAGTTAAAGGAGCAAACCCTTTGAATAATGGTCTACCCGCAATAGCGGCAGGATCATCATTTAAATCAGGTGACGCTGTAAACTTGTTTTCAACTGCACACCCAGTAATTGCTGGAACAGTTAGTAACACTTTAACAACTCAAGCGGACTTAAACGAAACTTCATTAGAACAAGCATTGATTGATATCGCTGCTATGGTCGATGAAAG